CTAAATTTTGATCAATGGCATTGACCACTCCTTTATGCTAGAAATTGTCTTATCTAATTCATTATTTAACTCTTGCGCTTTTGTTATTTCTCGTTTGAGTGTGATTCCCTCTTTCCCAAAAGAAAGTTCCTTAATATCGTCAAAATTAATAAAAACGTAGATTAATATTGAACAACTCATCAATAACAGATTACTTTTTGTTTCGTTAATGATGAGTATTCTGAAGAACGTGAATATAATTGGTAAAAGCGATAAATAAAACATAAGCGATTTGTTCATTAAAATATTCCTCACATAATTTCTTGCTTAAATATCAGATTAATAGTATAAAAATAATTTTTTATTTTTCAATACTTCTCTCATATAACTATTATAGTATAATAAAAGATGATTATTAATATATTGAAGAAAAAAATACAAATTGCAATAAAACATTATTAAAATAGAAGGAATACAACGATCAAAAGGTTGGCTAAAAGTGTGATAGATAAATAAAACAGCACCTTAAATGGTACTGTTTTTAATTTACTCCCTTGTGCTATAATTAAAATAAAAATATTGAGGTTAAAAAATGGATAAAGATAACCTATCACTTGCGATTGCAATAGTATCTTTGGCGATTTCCGTGTACATTTTCATTTCTAAACATTATCGAGAACTGTACAGATTAGGATTAAATAATTCCCAAGCAATTTTTGACACTGAAGAAAAGGTAATGTATGTAGAATTAACTTTTGTGAATGAATCTTCTTTGCCGTTAACAATTGAAAACTTAACAGCGACACTAGAAGAGTCTCAAAGTTATTCTTCAAATGTGGGCGAACTTATAAATGAAAAGAGAAATGTCATTGATAGAGACCATAGGTTTTTCAGAAAAATGGATGCTGAAACAAAAACATTACCAATCACTCTAGAACCGTACTCAACTACTAGTTATTATTTTGCTTTTTCTGAATTCCTTGTGTATAGACATGATTACTTTTTAGAAGTAGAAACACCTAATAGATTTATCGTATTCCCATTCAATCCAAATAAGAAAAATTATAGCATTGGTATAGAAAAAAAAGGAAGAAGCAGGCTTTTAGTAGTTACGTGGCGACAACATCCATTAAGAGAAGCAGTAAGCTTCTTTTCTAGACACTTTGAAAAAAGAACTTGGCAAATATATAAAATTCATACAAATACTCGATTTAATAACTTGAAGTTTAAAGTGAAGCAATCCATTCAAAAAAGAAAATAACAAAAAAAGAAAATATAAATCCTAAAACAATAATAGAATAGAAATCTAAACTCAATAATTTAATTATAAATAACAAAAATCCAATTATTACTGAGGTTACTAAAATAGTTCCTATGCAACCAACCAAAAAATTTTCTCCACCATCCATATTTTCCTCCTACTCCCAATTGAGAGTTTTTTCATTTATTTTTTTGCAAGCATTCTGAATAGCTTGTCTTTTTTTATTAAATATCTTTGCCTTACTAATTTCAAATTGGTCAGCTATCTCTCCCCATGATTTACCGAGTACATACCAGCTATGAAGTATTAATCTTTCTTCGGGATCATCAACCAATGATACATACTCAATCAATTTGTTTCTTTCTCCAATCAATGATTGAATCTGGTCAAGGATATTATCTTTCATGCCAAGAGTGTCTACTACTTTGTTTTCAGTTCTATTTGATATGCTAGTCTTGACTTTGGAATTTGTCAAAACTGATTGAGAAAAGATTCCATTTTCAATATATTGCAACTCAAGATTTAGGTTTTTAATCATTTTATCGTACCCAGATATCTTTTTGAGTTCTTTCTTTAATTCATCCTCTGTCAAATGGACTAACACTCCCTTTCTAAAATCAACTGCAAGTGATGGATGGCTTGTTTTCTAAGTTTAAAATACTTATTACGATATCTAATCCCAGTCTTTTCCATCGTCTCTTCATTGGTTAAGTCGTTACAGTATTGAGTAAATAGGACAAGGAATTCAATGTCATCCAGCTTGTTAAGGATGCTGATAATCTCTTCCTTGCGTTTTAAAAGCAATTGGATCTGGCTTTTATTGTAATCAATTAAATCAATTATGCTGACAAACTTGTCTTCCTGACTGTATGGTTTGCCACCTTTAACCTTAATATCTGAGTATGTCGGACTTTTTATCAAGCTCTTTCTGGTCGCCTCGATATCTTCTTTTAGCAACTGAATCTTTTTGGGAATGTATTTCAATTCGTTCAATAATTCTTTTGCATCGTCATCCAATAATTAGACCCCTTTCTAATATTTATTGTATGAACCGTACTTTGAAAGTCGATAAGCCGATTCTTTTTGTCTTTTGACCTTTCTCTCGGTTTCCCGTTCTCGATAAAGTCTTTTATAATCTTCTGAACTAGTATTTTTTCTAGTATGGACATTTACTTTTTTAGAATTAGGCTCTTGATATTCAACTAAGCACCTACAAAATTTGTGTCGTTTAAATATATCTTCTGGATGTTTAGTATATTCAAAAACACCTGTAAGATTTTGACACCATTCGCAACAGTCTCCAGCTGATTTTCTTGAAATACGAGGACTTAGTCCAGCATTGTATTGGAACTCTAAATTTTCAAATATCATTGAAGTAACAATACTCATGCTATAATTAATTATCGGTTCAGAAATAACATTTTCCAGTCCGATATTATCTACTGATTCAAGAATTTGTTCCTGAATTCTAGCCACTCTGTCGTTATCAATTTTAGGTTTAACTGCATTTAAACCAACACCAAAATTATTATTGAGTTGTTTTTGGACTCTAGCTCCAAAGTCTGTTATTAAAGTGTGGTTATTCTTCAATAACTTAGGCAACATATCAGATAATATAGCTAATTGATCGTATTCAATCGTTTCCCCATCTGGTATACTTTGTTTAATTGCAACTGATAAAAGATTGCCAATTACCTCAGCAAACTTGTCCACCTCTTTGTAGGTGGCTTTCTTTTTTAGCATTTTGTCAAAAAGTTCATTTATTGTTTCATCTGATGTAAATAGATTGATAAAAATTGATTCGATATTTTGACGCATTCCATCTTTTGAATTGTCTGCCATTTACATTCCTTTCTAGTGATTATTTGTATTTTTTATCTAAAACGTGTTAGCCTGAGTTAGTATTTAGAACGATTGTAAAAAGTCCTAAAACTGTTGATATCATTGCTTTTGTGGCTGTTTTTTTGTAATTCGTTTTTGCTATTGTTTTTTCTAAAAGCTAACGTGAATAAAAATGTACACACTGCCTGGAAGGTCGGAGGATAAGGGGCTTGACCTCCCTATCCCCCCCTACCTCTCACACCCATGAACGATAACAACTGAATTAAACATTCCATTTATTTTTTTATGCGATAAATGGTTTTTTATTTTTTCATTCAGCTATCAGATTCTTCCATTGTACTCTAGCCAGTCGTCCCAGAAAACAAGGTATCTATTTTCAAACGTTCCCTGTGTTCCATCTTCAAACTCTACTATCCATCTTAGAAAAGGTGGATATTGTATTTGTGCAGGTTTGATAACAGTTCCTTTTAAGCCTCTTTTATTACCAAATATTGTAGTTGTGACTTCATCTCCAGAACGTATACTATTGAAATATTCGGTTGAAAATTTTTGCATTGCGTTCCCCCTATCAATCTAGGTGGGTGGGTAGTGATTTAGCTAGGTCAAGTAAAGCAGATTCATATCTCAAAGTCTCCTCTGTCTTATAATCGCCTTGCTTTTCCCATTGCTTTTCAAGTTCCTTGATGCGTTCTTCTTGTTTTGCCTGTGCCAGCTTTTTTTTCTCATCAATCTCTTTCTGCATCGCCTTTGCTAACAGTCCTTGCAGTTTGTTAGCCTGTTCGTCACGCTTAGCACGTTCACGTTCTGCTCTCTCGTTAACTAGGCGAACACGTTCAGCTTCTTTCTCTGCCTTATTCTGTTCAGCTTTAACAGATAGTTCTGCATAGTATTTTCCTAAATCGTCAATTCTTGTAACCATGTTATTTAACCTCTTTCTCTGGATTCATATAAGTATTTTTAACGTATTGATTATAGTAAGAATAAACAAAATGCTTATTTGTTCTTGAATAGATTGGCCAATCAAACCAGCGCATTGCCCCGTTTTTATCGTACTTATAAGATTCATCTTCCTTAACGATGTCATGGCACAATACTTTGTACAATCCATCTGTTTGAATACCAAACTCAATTGACTTATCAGCAAGTTTCTTAAGCTCTAACAACAGTCCTTTAGCTTTATCCATTAGCTTATCTTGTTCAGCATCAGCAACAGCTTCTAGTTGGTCAAGAGTAGGGAAGAAGTCATCTTTTTCAATTAATGGTTTATTGATGGCTTTATCCAACTTTTTGTAGTTCATTTCATTAGCTAAGTTAAGCACTTCAATTTCTTTTTTGATATCAATATAATCTTGTGCATTACCTTTATCCTCCGCCACTTGCAAACGATGGTTAGCATCTTCAATTTTTGCATTGGTTTCTTCAATCTGTTTTTCAACCTCAGATTTTACCTTTGCATCTTTAGCAATTAGTTCTTTAAAATGTTTTTCAAATTCGTTTAGTGTTTTCATGATTATAATTCCTTTTCTATTTTTAATTTAAAATGCAACCCTACCAGTTGGCTCACGTTTACCTCGTGATAGGGTTACTAGCTTCCCACTGTACTTGGTTTATTAGATCAAAGGCATCACTCCTTTCAATGATGGAGTGTTACTTAGATTCCTGATAGATTATAAATGCAGTTGTTCTTAGGCATTCGTGTTTCCCTATCCACGTTTCAATGTAGTTAACTGATACAAAGTCCTTATCAGCAATGAAGTCATTGACCAGCTTGTCTAGTGTAGTGTTGTTTGTGTACCATTCGTTCGATTGAGTAATTATCTTAGTTTTTAGTTGCATTGGATACCTCAATATTTTTTATTGACTAAACTGCCATTGTATGGAGATTTATCTCTGTAAATAACTAATACAGTTGATGAATCTGATAGTTCGCTTGAATCTCCATAAGTCCCTGATGATAGCTTTACATCTAAAACCTCAACCGATTCAATGAACTTATTGATTCTCTCATCAAATTTTTCATTATTTTCTTGATACTTTTGTCCAAACGTTTTAATTTTCATGTTTGCCACCTGCTAGGACTAAAGTTCCATTTTCAAGCATTCCAACAATAGCATCTAAACACTGACTAGCATTTTCAAGAGAAGCTCCTAAGTCGTCTTGATTCATGTTCTCAAATTCCATTGAGACATATTCAGCAAGTGTATTGCTTTCATTAATCCAATTGATAAGATCTTGGGTATCATCTTCTAAACACTCTGCTTCATATTGAGCTTGGATTTCATCATCTGTTTCTTCAAAGTCAAAATCATCTTCTTCATCGAGGATAATTACAACTGGTTCAATTTTTTCTTCTAAGTTTTTCATATTTTTTCTCCTATTTTCTATAAAGTGTCCCTATCAGGACTGTGTGTCCCTATCTACTTAGGGACGGGTTGATACTTACTCTCCCAATGAGTTCAGCTATGTGTCCCGATTGTCCATATCAAATTGCCATAGTAGGTAAAATATATAATTATTAAAACTAATAAACCAACTGCCGTTTTTGATAGGGACGATATGGACAGCGATAAAAATATAGCTCAAAGTACCGATATAATAATGTTTGTTGTGTCCCTATCACAATTAATATTCAAGGGACAGTGATATGGACAAGCGGTCATTCAAATTGAGCTATAATACTATCAAACCTTTTTTTGTTATTGATTCTATACGCCTGTTGTCTAACGCCATCTATCCTTTTTCTAAAAAGTTCTACTCCAATATTGTTTAATGCAGTTCCTAATGCATTTTTATTGCCTTTGTATAATTTGTCAATTTCAAATTCCATATCAGTATTTCTAACTACGTATGGTTGACATTGCAATATGTCTATCAGTTGCATCTGTAATGGATCTAATTCAAATTCATTGATAAGTTCTACATCACGCCAAACATAGCGATAATTTTCTTGTCGGAACAGTTCCATAGCATTTAACAGAAACCCGATGCATCCAGAAATTAATGGTTCCTTGTCTTCATCTGTGAATGCTTCCCAAAATGGTCTAAAAATGTCTTCCCTTTGGACATCCGTCTCGCCCTCTGGTCTATCTCTGAACTGTATGAGAACTTTTCGTCCGTTCATTTCATCTGATAAAGCAACTGTGCGGTTTGTGTCAATGCATAGGACTGCTGATAAGGTAACCATTGAAATATCTTGACCGATTTTTCTTGTTATATGGCTTTTCTCAGTCGCAATGATTTTAAGCACACGTTCCATCTTTAACCCTTGAATATCGCCCTGTTCTGTTGCTAGTGCCATTTCTCCACCAGAGAACATTGACCAAGCTTGAGCAGATTCAAAACTACCACCATTCAACATATCTAATTCAACTGGTACACATTCAAACAATGCTTGTAATGCAATATGTCTTAATCCCTTACCTGTCCTGATATTTGATTTCGAAACAAAGAAATTGGTTTTAGCTCTAACTCCAGATGCAACTTGCATCATATACCACGCTTGAAGCGTAGCATTGAAGTAGCTGTTATCATCATTTGTAACCATTTTTAAAAATCTATCTGCTATCTCTCTTGAGGCATTGAGTTCAGATTTACTAACATCAAACCTTTTAAAGTAGCACACGTTATCATCTGGTAACTGGTCAATGATGCATGAATTTTTAACATCAATCAGAAAATCATTACAAGCGATAATATGTCGCTCCATTTTTTTAACTGGTTGAATATCAAATTCTTCATGAATACCAAGCAATAACTCTTTGATATGTTCAGTACCTCTTAAATCATATTGTTGTTGAAGTCTAAAGCTATCGAGTTCTTTTATTGATTCTTTGCTAACATCGAAAATTTTTCCATCATAAATGGCAAAACACCCTATGACATAATCTGCTATTAATTTAAGCAATGGCGGATAGTTAACTTTCGTTGATACAAATTCTTTAACTTGGGTTTTCTTGTTAACTTCTAAATAACCAAAAGCGAACTCATAAATCTTCATTCCATTTGTGGTAATGTATGATATATCACTATCAGCAATTGCACCAGTAAATTCAGCCTCTTTAATTGGCACTCTGTAATCTGGGTCAAGTGGTTGTAAGTAGCTAATGTTACGCCTGTACTCTGCTTTATATGTTGAAGTTCCATACTTAGTAGTTCCCCACCTGTTGGATCTAAAGATTTTGTGAATTATTTGCTTGATGTCATAATATTCATTTCCCAACTATTATCCTCCCTATCTGTAATTTTTGAATATGCTACGATACTCCAGAATAACTTCCTTGCTTTTGTCTTCATTTTCATTGTTTTTGATAAGATTAATATCTGGTACTAACTTATCAAGCATATCTAATACACTGATTTTTTTATTCTCTGATGCCATATATCTGGTTCATCCTCTCTAAAAATAAAACTAATAATTCTTTGTTCGGTATGGTTAAATTAGTAAAAATCTGAACCACTTCCTCATAAGAGTAACCACTGATGAAGAATAGTTTCACAAAATTAATAACATCACTTGGTTCTTTGATACCGTAAGCTATCCAATGGAATACTTGACCATTAATGACAACTCCAGCACCTACTCTTGACTTAGCCAACATTCTAGTTTCAATTTGATTCAAGGCTTGAAGTAAATCTGCACTAGCAAATGAAACATTGTATGCTCTGACAAGATTCCAACCATTGGCAAGATATTCACTTAATAAGTCATCATTGCTTATCTCAAGTGCTACACCTTTATACGAATAGTTAACCAACTCTACATTAGGTGGTTTCCAATAGGTCAATAATAGATGGTTATCTTTTTGAAGTAAGCGTGTTGGGTTGTCCTTTAGAAAAGGAAAAGCTTGCAAAACATCTGAATGTAATTGTAGGTTAATCATCTGCATAGGCTAGCCCTCAACACCAAAGAATGACATCACATCATCGATTAAATAAAATTTTGTCCTTGAATCGTTGTAAGGAGGAATATAAGGTTTCAAACCTAGTGACTCCCACTTATCAATGGTTGGGGAGGAAACTTTCAGTTCTTCCATTAACGTTTTCTTGCTAATTATCTTTAAAGCTCTTGGCTTTTGTTCTTCCAATGCAGCAAGCGTATTTGTCATTTTATGAGTTAAATAATCAATCTTACTCATTACATAAACATCAACTAAATTTGGAGCAACTGAATTCCCATTCGCTCTTATTGAGTTGTATAAATCAATAACATTTTGTAAGTTGTTAATTTGTTCCGCTGGTTGATTGTTGAGCATTTAGTGTCCCTTTCTTAATGATGTTCGATTTGTAGATATGCACCTTGACGGCTTGCGATTATAGTTCGTTTCAATTCTTCATTAGCCTTGATTAAGTCGGCACATGCTTTCTCATTGTCATCACAAGCTTTATTGAAGTCCTGTACAAAGTCTATGGTTTGTTTTGATGCTATCAGCCACATCAATATAAGCGAGCTTATAACGATTAATATTGCGGTTTGACCAAGTGTTAGGTTTAGTTCATTCAGCATTTCTTCGCCTCTTTCAAAAATGAGTCAAGCTCCCCTGTGTCTCGTTCTTTACAAGGCAGATCATTGGTTGCTCTGAAAATGACATCTAGCACCTCTTTAAATGTTAGTAAACTGTAAGCTTCTTCAATAGTGACGCTTGGATTACCTGTCTTTTGGCTGTATAAAGCTCTAAAATTGTACATGATGACATTAGCAACATTTGAACCATATAACTTGCTGATATAGTCCCCGTTTTCTTGGATAGAGTCCTCTATCTTGTCCCACTTAGCAGTTATTTCTGGGGTTAATTTACTTTCATCCCACCAACCTGCATAACGTGGCTTCCTCTGTTTTTTAGCAGGATTGAGGTTGTTATTAATTTGAGTTATTTCATTAAGCATTTCTAAACCCCTCTAACTCTTTTTCATTGTCAGCATTTAGCAACATGCAAGCAATTTCATCTAGTTTACGGAATAACTTTTCATTAATCCTGTATGTAGTTTCAAGGTATTTTGAGATAATAAACATAAAGCTATCAGGGTCTTTGCGTTTGATAACTTCCAAGCTTTCAATAGAGATATTGTTCAAGTCAATTTCATCGGTAAGCTCGTTAAGTTCTGCGCCAAAGGTTTGTAATTCTTTTACAGTTAGTAATACTTCATTCTTTTCTTGTTTCATTTTAGTTCTCCAATATTTTTTTGGTCTGGTTTGCTTGTTTCTTATACGTATGCTATTTAAGGTTAGCCACCTCTCGTTCGGACTTGAATTTGTATTATGAATATGGTACAATAACCATATAAGAAAATTTACTAACGCCCTGATTATCTTGCTTGCCTGCTGATAATTTGTGCTTAGTATTCTGTGATTTAAGGCTTGAAACTTTGGTCGGTGTCAAAGCCTTTTTTTGTTGTCATCATAAATCTTCCACTAGCCAATTCATAACCGACTGGTAGATTCGCTTTGGTGCTTTATAATTTCCATTCTCAATTTTTAAAAGGGTATGGGTCGAAATATTTAATAGTCGAGCTAGTTCTGTTTTGGTCATTTTATTAACAGACCTTTTTATAAGTACCTTTTGAGCTATGTTTTCGGTAATTAACATTTCAATTTCTCCTTTCTAGTTCATTCTCAACTTAAGAACAAATTCATTATATCATTCTCAATTTAAGAATGCAAGTGTTTTTTATTCTCAATTTAAGAATATTTCTCTTTACCAAAAATTGCTGTCATGATATACTTGGAAATATAAGGAGAAAAAATGTCTACTAACAAATTAAAGGAACTTAGAGAAAAAGAAAAAATCTCGCTGAGTACATTAAGTAAAAAACTTAAGTCACAGTTTGACTTTAAAGTTTCTCCAAGCCAATTGATGTATTATGAAAATGGAACTAGGTCGCCTAGAGATGATTCAACTTGGAAAGTTTTAGCAAATTTTTTTAATGTTCCTCTTGCATATTTACTTGGTTATGTTGATAAAACCGAAGAAGATATTTGGAATGAATATTTAGATGAACATCTTGATGATCCGATTGATTCTACACCATTAGAAAAAACTCAAATTTCAGCTGGTAAATCAATATTTCTTTCAATCAGAACCCCTGAAGATTTGGAGAAATTAAAAAATCGACTCATAGAATCATACACAAATTTTTCGTTTAAAATCGAAGAAGAATTTTCAAATATTGTCGAGAAAAGACCAAATATTGAAGAAGAAATAACAAAATCAGCAGAAAAAAATGCTGTTGATACGTTAAATTCTTTTTTTAAGTCACTGACAATGCTGAACGGAAATGAAGTTGAGGTGCTTTCGAATTTTATTATGTTATCTAAAGAAGAACAGAAGATGGTCATTGAAATGGTAAAAGCACTTTCAAATAAATAATCAAATTAAACTAAAAACCAATCTAACGCCCTGATGCTTGCCTGCTGATGTTAGAAAGGTTTTAAAATGAAAATTACAGAATACAAAAAGAAAAACGGTGCTATCGTGTACCGTGCACAAGTTTATTTAGGCGTTGATGTTGTTACTGGTAAGGAAGTAAAAACTAGGATAACCGCTCGAACAAAGAAAGAACTCAAACTGCTAGCAAAGCAAAAACAAAATGAGTTTGTAAGAAATGGATCTACGGTTCATAGCGAAGTTAAGGTAAAAAACTACAAAGAACTTGCTGATTTGTGGTGGGATAGCTACAAAAGCACCGTTAAACCCAATACGGTTGGTAGTGTGGCTCTACTTCTCAAAAACCATATTATTCCTACTTTTGGAGATTATAAGCTTAATAAGTTAACTACTCCATTGATTCAAAATAAGGTCAATAAATGGGCGAATAAAGCCAACAATAATGAACCTAATGCTTTTATCCACTACGACAAATTACACGCCCTAAACAAGCGAATATTGCAATATGGAGTTACTTTGCAAGTGATTAAAAGTAACCCAGCTCGAGATGTTGTTCTGCCACGAAAAGCTAAGCGAGATAAAACAAAAATCAAATATTTAGATAATCAAGAATTGAAGATTTTCCTAAACTATCTTGATAATTTAAATCAAGCAAAGTATCGTTATTGTTTTGAAGTCACGCTCTACAAACTATTGTTGGCAACTGGATGCCGTATCAATGAACTATTGGCTCTTGACTGGTCTGACATTGACTTTGAGAACTCTTGTTTATCTATTACAAAGACTGTTAACCGCTACGGTGGCTTAAATACGCCAAAATCCCAAGCTAGTATCAGAACAATTGATATAGATAAAGCCACAGTATTAATGCTAAAGCAATATCGGAATAGACAAAGACTTCAAGGACTTGAAATCGGTTTTGTACCAGATGTTGTATTTTCAGACTTCATCCATGATCGCACAAACGATAAGACATTATCTACAAGATTAAATACTCACTTTAAGCGTGCTGGAGTATCAAAAGTAGGTTTTCATGGTTTCAGACATACTCACGCTAGCTTGCTTTTAAACGCTGGTATACCTTATAAAGAGTTACAACATCGTCTGGGTCATTCTACTTTAGCCATGACTATGGATACTTACTCCCACTTGTCAAAAGAAAGCGCAAAAAAAGCCGTCTCATTCTTTGAAACGGCAGTTAGTTCACTCTAA